CAAAGCTACGCTCCGATGTCTCGGTCTCGTAGATTTCCTTGTGCTGCTCGCCGTACTTGGCGTACTCAAGGCCGAACAAAGCGTTCAAGCCGGGGAGCAGTTCTTTCAGCAGTTGTGCGCGTGAAATAGCCATGATTTACTCCTTAGACACCAGTGGTGTTGTTGTACTGGTGCGTGTTGATTTTCACCAACAGCTCGGTGTAAGTGTCGGCAGCGGTAGCTGTCTCCGGCACAACGTCGATCACACGGATTGGGATGGTGGCAGTAGTGCCAGCGCCAGTCAAAGTGACGGCGAAAGCAGAGTTACCGGTGGTGGTGTTACCAGCGTTCAAGACGAGCGCGAGGTTCGAGCCAACAACAGTACGGCCAGCGGTGCCCATGGTGGTGCCAGAGGTCACAACAGCGACCTTGAACAGAGCCATTGGATCATCCACAACGTAGGCGTACGCCAAATTGGTGGACGTAGATGCCAGAGCGGGGATGTACTGACCTTGAACGGTTTGGCCGCTCGAATTCACGTACTGACCACCCATGCACACGCCAACAATGTTGCCAGAGTCAGTTGTGGTGGATTTAACGAGATAACCATCGCTGTTGATCACAACGGTATCGCCATCAAAAATGGCGGTGCCGAAGCCAGCAGCTACGGGAATCTGACGGATTGCACCTGCGTACGGCATGCCATCAATACGATTGATCGCTTGCAGGCCGTAGGGTGCCGAAACGGTGGGGTAAGCCATGTTTGGACTCCAAAAAAGTTAAGTGCCTTTGCCGAAAGTGACCTTGGTGTTTCGCTCTTTGAAAAGCGGCATACGTGGGTCGCTATCGCGCATGTACGTGTTGTCCACTGACTGCATCTGCGATTCGGCTTGTTGGCCATAATGCGCGTTCCGCTGTTCAACGAACTCCACAGGTGTTTTGCAAAGCAACAAACCGCCAACACAGATTGAATCTGGGAATCGACCGTTGGTCTCCCCGAACAATTGAATCTCTGGGTGGTCAGAAGCTTTTACTGGTTCCCATCCTTCGCGTAGTTTTGACGAAATGTTACGCGGATCATCTGCGTTCATTGTGCTGATACGAATCCAACGATAAGCATACCCAGCCTCCGGGTGGGGGTCAGGCAGAAGCTGCGCTGGTGCCCACTTTGTGAGGCGAGCAGTCGTAGCCCGGGTTTCGTGGTCACGTTTGGTACGAAGTTGTTCCGTCATTTTCATTTCCTCATTTCTTCCGCAACCTTACGAGCATAGAGTTCCAACGGAACCCCGAGCCGCTTGGCGATTTCGACCTGCGATTTGGTAAGTACGACCTTGCGGGGCGCAGTACTACGTGTTGCTGGTGCGACAACATTCGACTTTTTTGGAGGAGTGGGCGCATCCTCCGTCTTCTCGGACTCGAACGCATCCGGGAAAACTTGCTTCAAACGAGAGTTAAGCTTCTCGTAGTAATCATCTGAGTTCGTAGCAACACCCGATTTGATGAGTTTGGTGTGGTAACCAAGCGCAAAACTCGTCATCTCTTCGTCTGATCCGAACCACGGATTCTTTTCCTGCCACCGAAGAGCTTTCTCGTCGGGGCGCGGCACTTCTGCCTCTGGTTGGCGCATTTGTACATTAGTTTCCTGATCCTGTAAAGGGGTTGGGCGGAAACTAGAAATACGCTGCGCTTTCATCTTCGCATCAGTGAGCTCTTCTTGAGCAGCAACCATTGCATCGGAGTCACCAGATTCGTAAGCGGCCTTGTATTTACGCTTGGCCTCTTCCAGATCGTTGGCCACATTCTTCTTGGCCTGCTCGATAAGAGCCGTCTGGTTGCTGTTCAAGGAGCCCTTGAGCTTCTTGTTCTCTTCCACGATGGCTTGGGCAATGCGAATCGCCTCATCCTTCTCGCGCAGAGCAGCTTCTTTGGCGCGGCGCTCTTCGTGGTAGCCCTTGGTGAAGTGCTTGATGCGCTTTTGGACGCCCTCGTCGTACTTGGCCAACTCGTCGTCGGTCACGTCTTTCGGAGGCTCGGCCATTGGCGTGCGGTTGCGGTCCTCTTCAGGGGTGTCATCGACGATTTCAACTTCCGGTTCAATCTCTACAACTTTAGAGCCTGCCCGGGATTGTTTTTCTTCCGCCTCATCGGGAAATGTAAATTCGGTTTTGTCGATTTCAGCCATGATTACTCCTTAGCCTTTAAAGTTGCCAACTCGCGCCTTAAAGAGCCCCGCTCATCCAGCAAATCACGGATTATTTTGAGGTGCTCATTGTGGCGATCCTCCATGGTCTGAACCAGTTTTTTAAAATCAAGTTCCCAAAAACTCATCTTTTGCGTCAGACGAGTTGCGTTGTACCAAACATGGTCGGCTGTGATGCCTTCCACGTTAATGCTGTCTTTTATTTCAAATTCTTTTGTGTCCATGGTGTCTCCTTAAACGCGCTGGATGCCGCGAGGGTCTTGCACGACCGCCTCGACAGAATCGTCGTTGATCAAGCGCCACTCAGTGCCGTGGATTTTCATCCGCGTGCCGGTGTTCGGTCGGACGATTACGAAGTCACCCACTTTGCAGCTTGGGCCGCTGGGGAATCGTTTCTCATCTTTGAACGCATCGGGACCCATCTTGGCCACGAACAGCACGGGCGACAGCAGCTCTTCAAACTGCATCGTCTGGCCAGCTTTCAGCAAGCCGCCTTCGTACTCTTCTTGCGCCTCGGGAAGCATGCACAGTAAATGGAAAGTCGCTGGGTCTGGAACTTGTCTGGCCTTGTCCTCAACGGGCTTGTTGAGAAGGCCAGATAGGTCCACCGCCTGAACATCAAAGTTAGTCGTCATTGTCATACTCTTTCAGTTTTCGCACGAGGTCGCCGGATTCAGCTTGTGCGGCCCGGAGACCTCGGATATGTCCGCACAATTCTTTATAGTGGTCGTAGGATTTGCACCCGCCGTCCGCCATAAAATTCACAAGAGATACAACACGCTCTTCAAGTTTTCTGTTGAGCAGTTCCAGTGTTTGGCTGTCCATCACTCTCCTTTGCTTCCCGACGGTTTAGCAGTCGGCTTGGTCATTGACTTCATCAGGTCGGACTGTAATTTGAGAGCGTCACGCTGCTGCTCAAACTGCATCTTCTGCTGATGCTCTTGCTCTGCCATACGCATCTTCATGGCATGTTCTTCTTGCGCGATTTGCATCTCTTGCTGGGCTCGGGCGGCTGCAACTTGTGGGTCTTCGCCTGAGCGTGTAGCCATCTCTTGCGCCTTGAGCTGCATCTCTTGCTGTCGGATGGCCAACTCGCCTTGGACCTTCTGGGCTTTGACCTGAGACTCCTGCTGCTTGATCTGCAGTTCTTGCTGCTGCATCTGGACCAGAGGGTCTTGCATCTGCTGCTGCGCCTGCTGAGCTTGCTGCTGCGCCTTGTCCTTTTGCAAGAGCTGGCTCGCGGCCTGAGCTGTAAGGCGGGAGAGCTGCACTTCTACATCTTCTGGCAAGTTCTCGTTCGGATCGGGCAACGGGACGCCCATCTGCTCTTCGATCTGCTTGCGATACACGAAGGCAAGGTGCTCGTTGATGTGCGCCTGCATAGCGGCCATAGTCTGCTGGGCCTGTGGGTTCTGGCCCATCTTGGCCATCATCATTGGGTCCTGCATCAAGCTGGTGTGCACAGCGATGTGGGCGTCATGATCTTGGAAGATGAACGCCTTGGTGGGCTTGCCGTTGAAGAAGCCCATGTTCTCGCTGATTGGGTCCTTGGGCTTTATGTCGTCGTCGATCGGCACGAGCTTGTCGGCGTTCTTGATGCCAAGCACTTCCAACATCTGACGGTGCAACTGAGGCAAGTCGTAAATCTGCGGTGCACCTTGAGCCAACTGGATGGCCGCTTGGTACTGCATGATCCGCTGCGCCATGGTCGCGCTGTTCGGATCAGACACGGGGATCACGTCCACCATGTCATAGTCTTCTTGCTTGACCTTGCGATCGCCGCCAGCAGGTGTGTACTCGTACTCGCCCGGGGTGTTGTCGCGGATGATGGCCTTGAGGAGCTTGAACTCCTCTTTCATCGAATAGTGGATGCGGGCCTGCACCGCGCTCATGGTCTTCAACTGGCGCTCAAGAATGGCCAGTGTTGTGCCTACGGGCGCATTGGCACTCATATCACTGACCTTCATGTCAGCAACAGAGCCCAGTCGGCGAGCTTCATCAGTGATCTGGTTCAGCAGGGCCAACAGAACTTGCGACGGCTCCTTGTATGGCAGCGGCATGATGTTGTCACGCACTGAGCCACTTGGCACGTCCACATCACGGAACTCACCGGGAGCGATCGGAGTGTCGTCACCCTTGATGCGCAAGCCACGGGACTTCAAGCCACCGGGCAAGTTGCTCAACGTACCAGCGTCCACCAGTTGGCGGATCAGCGAAGTGCCAGCGCGGGCATAGCCACCGATGATGTGGATCAGGCCAAGGCCATACACACCGAAGCCGGGCACGTAGGTGTACTGCACGAAGTGCTGGCGCTTGAGTTTGAGCTCGTCGTCTTCGTTCCAGTTGCGGCGGATGGCCAGCACCTTAGTCGTCGATCGGTCGATCGTGATCACATACGGCAGTGCGATCTCGTCCTCATCCTCGTAGCCGGGCAGGTTGTAGTCAACACACATCTCCAGCACTTGGTAGCGGTTGTCTTCTGTGAGGCTGAAGCCTTGGTCCTCGGCCTTGCGCTTCTCAATATCAGAGAAGAACGACTCAGGCTCACCCAAGTCAACATCACGGTAGAAGCCCGCTACCTGTAGTTTCTTGATGTCGTTCTTGGTCTTGCGCATCACATGGGTCACGCGCTCTGCAGTGCGCGAGCTTGGAGCGCCGTAGGGAATGATCAGGTCTTCTGCTGGAATGAAGACTGCTGTCTGACGGCCAATGCTCGGGTCGAAGTAGACCTTCTTGAACGCCGCACCGGCCAAGCCCAAGTTGTACAGCATGCGCTCGTGCTCGGGCCGGTACTCAGGCATCTGCTCCGTGAGCTTGTAGTTCATGTCATCACGAACCCGCTCGGCAGCTTCCTCTTTGAGTTTGTCGATGGCTCCGATGATCTCGGTCTTGACTGGACCCGCAGCGGGGAACGTCTCGATGATGGTCTCGGACTGGAACCTTATGGCAGCTTCAGTAAGTACAGTGGAGAACACGCCGCATGCGCCAGTCCATGGCTCGGTGCGCTCTTCGTACTTCATGCCAAGGACCTCGAGGCCCTTGACATACATGTCCACCCACTCTTTGCGGCTGGCAATGTCGGCTTCAAACTCACCCAAGAGGTCGTCGGCCAGCTTGCCCAGCTCGCCATCGTCCATGAACTCTGCGAGGTTGGCACCGAAATCTTCCGCCGTTTCTTCGTCGGGCATGAGGTCAATCTCTACCCCATCGACGCCGATCCTCACACCGTCTGGGTTCTCAATCTCAATCTCAATCGCTGGAGTGTCGTCTTGCACGATATCTTCAAAGCCCATCCCAAGGGGAGCGCCGCCAATACCGGGGACCATATCTGATGCTGCCATGTCGAATCCTTAATAGAAGCCGCTGCTTTGTCGGCGAAAATACCGTTGTTCCTCTGGCTCGTCGGAAGGCAGTCTCAAGAACCCACCTTGGCGGAACCGCATAAGGGCTAAAGTTGTGGCGTCTACCAAGTCGTCATGCTCCCCGGACGGGAATGCAGCGATCTCATCAACGAGCTCTTCGGCCCATCGAGTGCGCGGAACCCACACTTTCCCCGACGCAATTATGTCTGAGACCGAGTTCAAACGGGCAATTTTGTCCTGCCCCTTGCCCGGGGTGTATTCTTGGACGGGTATGCCCATGGCCCGCAGCTCATATATTAGAGGAGCCCCGGATGCCTTTTTCTCGATCAACATGCCGTCCGGCTCCCAGTCGCGGTACTGCGCCAGCACGTCCTTTTTCAGGTCCACCCACTCCACACGCTTCTTATATGTGTCGAGCAAGATGATGTTGGGCAGCGAGTTGTCCTCATCGTTTATGAACACCCCCCACGTCGTCCCAGCGGAGTAGTCGGCCCGCTGCGTTTTCTCAAACGCCGTGTCCCACGTCTGCAAAATGTACTCGCAGCGAGGAGGCTCGTCACTCTCCCACCACTTCCACCAGTCTCGTTTGACGATCGCGGACTCGTTGCCCACGGGGTTCTGCTGGTACTGCGCCTGCCACTTGGCGTTGGGCAATTCCTCGTGCAGCGCTTCGAGCTCCTCCTTGGACCAGAATTCTGGCCATAAGGGATTACCCGAAGGCAGGATGGCCGGGAACTCGATGACCTCCCACTCCTCACCGCCGCGCTGAGCAGCAGACTTGAGCACTTGGCCAGTCAAATCCCGCTGAGCCCAGCGCGTCATCACCATAATGATCGCCCCGCCCGGCTGCAGACGCTGACGCGGACCTGACGTGTACCACTCGTACACCTTGTCGTAGATGTCGGGGTTGACTGCGGCCATCGCAGCCTCTTGTTCGGAGTGTGGGTCGTCGATTATGAGTACGTCAGCACCCTTACCAGTCACCGTACCGCCCACGCCGATCGCAAAATAGTCGCCGCCCTTGGATGTGTTCCACCGGCCCGCCGCTTTGGAGTCGGTTGAGAGCGAAAGTTCGGGAAAAATGTCGTGGTAGACCTCAGAATCCACCAAATTTCGCACTTTTCGACCAAAACCCACCGCCAACTCGCCTGTGTTCGAGCACTGGATGATCTTTTTCTGTGGAAACCTGCCCAAAAACCACGCGGGCAGCAGGTAAGACGCGAATTCTGACTTGGTATGCCGGGGTGGCATGTTGATGATCAGCCGTTTGCACGTTCCGTTGGCCACTCGCTCGAAAGCTTCAGCCATCCGCTTGTGGTGTCGCCCAGAAATGAACGTGGGCCACACCTTCTCCACGAACTTGATGAACTTCGTCTGGCTCAACTCGCGGGATTTCAACTGCTCCAGCTTGATGAGCTGCGCCTCGAGCACCCGCATGTCGGAATCTGACAGCTTGCCGCTGTTCAGTAGAGTCTCGATATCCTTGAGTGACGTTTCACTCATTTGCCGTCGCCCCCAGCGTCCGGGTCTTCGGGGTCTACGTCCTTCTCCTCGTACCTGATCGGCTCGATGTCGATCGGCGGTCCAAGCTGCTCGTCCAAATCGTCCAGCGGAGTGACGTCCGTAACCTCTGAGTTGAGCAGGCGCTTGACGCGCTCCTTGATCGACTGCTCCAGAGAGTTGGACGTTGTGTGGTGCACAGTAATCTCGCTTCGTTCGGTGAACAGCCCCACGTCACTGTGCTTGCCGAGCAGCTCCAGCGCCTTGAGCTCGAGCTTGGTGTCACCGCAGTCTGCGATCTGGATGAGCTTGTTCGTGACAAAGTTCCGCGCCTGCTGGGCATCGGCAAAAGCTTGGAAGTCGAACCGCTTTATGACTGCAGACGCAGCAGCAGCCTCGCCCGACAGCTTGACGTGCGAGGGCGCACCGTTCTTCTTGGTGCCGCTGATGAGGTTGGTTGCTTTGGCAAGGTCGTCGCTTGTGAAGTCGATCGAGCCGCCTAATTGTCCAATCAGGTCAGCAGTGTTCACAGCAACAGAGATGGCATCCGCATGAGTCTTGGGCTGCTCATCGGATAGATCAAACGGCAGAGGGACGTCTGCCACTGGCTCAATATGGATCATCGGGTAACCGCACCAATGAAAAGGATGACGTGAAATGTAACATCAAACTCAAAATTTTTGCAAAAATTTTTTGGGCCGACCCGTTTGTTTTGGTATGGGGGGTGTTTCCTGTATTGGCAAATCACAAGTTTGGAATGACAAAATTAAAACCGTACCACGAAATACTGGCCAAATTTGAAACCGAGTGATCGTTTGAGCTCCGCTGTGTGTAGTGATTTTCGGGTCCCCTTTTGGCCTATTTGGGGGGTGGCGTACCGGTGGGTCTTGGCTTTACGGTTTTTTCGAAAATTTCTGGAGCTGATTTGGTCTTGCCCTTTGGTCATAGCCTAACAATGTTAGGTATTTATTGTTCACGTTCTGCTTGCATTGTGTGGTGCGTTATGCTACATTAGAGTCATGTTGAACAAAGGGTTCGGCATCCGGTGGTTAGGCGGTTTCCCTAACATTGTTAGAGTAAGGTTAGAAAATGTCTGATATCAATATCACTTCTGTTTCTGGTGCTTCCATCGAATCCCTGCGGATTCAAGTCGGCGAAGCCCTTGTCCGCGCTTATGGTGCTGAACGCACTTATGCTCAAGCTCTCTGCTCATTCCTCCCTGCTGAATGGTATCTTGTCGAGCACAATGATTCCTCGGATTCTGCAAAGCTGGTGCATGCCGAAAAGAAAGCGCTGTTCGTTGTGCTCAAGGCTGCTCAGCATTCAAACCCTTCCACCATTTGGGCGCGTGTGCGCAAGTATGGGCAAGAATACATTGAAGGCGCAAGCGCACCTGCAAGTGCTGACAAGGTCGAAGGCGAGTCCGAAGGCGGCAACACTCGCGAAACCCGTTCGATGACTCGTCGGTTCGTTGATGAATTGACTTTGCTCTATAAGGCTGGCAAACGGGCTGAGTCCCTCAGCGACAAGGAAAGCGAAGCCCTTACGAAAATCGGTGGTGCGTTGATTGCCTTGGGCGTTGATTTGTCGATGCTGTAAGTAACCGGGGGGCTTTGGCCCCCCTAACATTGTTAGGAGAATTCAGAATGACCATCAACCCGAAAATCATCACTGCGCCCAATGGCCGCAAATATGCGTGTTTCTTCAGTGTGGGTTATGCCCGTACATGGTTCGAAACCAACTTCCCCAACGCGAAACCACAGGCCCCCTCGCGGGTCGGCCAAATGGCTGGGTTCTGTATCGGCTGACCCTTCCACCTTCCAAGGCCCGAGCTAGTCTCGGGCTTTTTCACGTCTGGCCCTGCCTAACATTGTTAGGTGGGGCTTTTTTGCGTCCTTTGGTATCGGTTTTCGATGGCTGGGCTTGACTATTTTGAACTAATTAAAAACGTAACACGAAACCAGAGACTTACACCTGATGACCGTTCTCTGGTCGGCAGTAGCGGCGTTACATATAACTCTTGACAGTGAGGGCAAAAACAGCGCGTTACGTTTTTTCGGGCTCTGACCTAAATTTTTCCGATGACCGTTCTCTGGTCGGCAGTAGCGAGGCGCGTTACGTTTTTGGGGGGCTTTGTGAAATTCCGCGTTACGTTTTCAAGGCCAAAAAACCTCTTGAAACCCGCATGAATGCTAGATCGTTAGATGTTATGCGTTTTAAAAATTGAGAGTGGACTTTTTTTTCTGAGATCGGCAAGGCCTTCCAGCAAGCGCGAAGCATCCGGGCAAAGTTCAAAAAGAAAAAAACCATTGTTCAACTTTATTTTCTTTAATTTTAAAACATATATACCCCCCAACACACTTTTTCCCTAATCAAATCAACAACTTAGCGTGTTACGTTTTCCAATTATATGGAATGCAGCGTTACGTAACACGCTTGACCCCCATACCCAACATATGTTACGATTCTAGCCTCATCAAAACGTACCTAACTGGAGTACACAATGCGACCCCTCGAACCCTTCCGCCTATCTAACATTGTTAGCGTCAACCTCACCGCCCTGCTGCACAAGCAGGTTAAGCACTACGCCGCCACCCACAAGCTCACCATTGCATCCACCGTGCGCGATGCCATCAACGCCTTCACCCACGCCCCCCACACCTACCGCGCACCCAACATCACCGCCCTGCTCCGTGCTGACCCCCAACTCCCCACCCGCATAACCCGCGACCGCACCATCGTCCTGACCCTCTTGCCCACAGACCGCGCCCCCCTTGACCAACTTTCCCGAGACACCCTGCTGCCCTGCTCGTCACTTATGCGCCGTGCCATCTACGAACACACGAAGGCTGACACGGAGAGAGGGGTCCCCGAGCTGCTTATGGACGCATGGGGCGACCAACCACTTGCTGCCCTGCCCCAACCCCGCCCAGCGGACAAGCGCAGAAAGAAGAAAACACCTGCATGACCACCGGAAACCGACCTCGACTCTAGTCTCGGCCAAGACTAGATCGCTTGACTTGGGTGTTATTATGTGTTACAATATAAGCTGGTTGGGAGAAAAGCGTAACGCGCCAAGCCCCTCCAGTCCCCACCTAACAATGTTAGGTATATCAGAGTAATCAGAAAGGTTAGATATGTCAGTCGATCATGATTGGAAAGAATGCCGCGAGTGCGGCGACGATGTGCACATCGAGCGTTGGTCCCTCGGCTACCGCCTGTGCAAGTTCTGCGGCGAAGAAGCCGCCCGTATGGAGCGCATGAGCTGGTGCGTTGTCCAAGAGTACGGCAAGGGTAACTACCAATACGTCACCCCCCAGAGTGCACCCACCACCCTGCGCAACACCAACCAGAAGCAGACACGCTCATGACAAAGCACACAAACGACACCAAACCCGCGCCCGTGTCCACACCCGCTCCCAAACTCTACACCGGGCCAGCGGAGCCCATACCAACGCACAAGGAGTCCATGGGGGACAGAGTGCTCTACATCTGCTTCGCGGTGCTCGCCGCAGTGTTCCTAACATTGTTAGCCCTCGGGCTGCTGGAGGGTGTATGAAAGCAAGTGAGATCAAGCCGACTAGCTGGATGTACGGGAGCAGCAACCTACGCAAAGCCATGCTCATGCGCAAGTGGGACGGCATACGCAAGAACGTGCGCCTCATGGAGGACAGCCTGCCCCTGCTGATGAACAACCCCGAGACCACGCCCGAGCAGTTGGTCATGGCCAGCAAGCTGTACACAAACGTAACGCAGCAACTGCATGACCACGCCAAGATGATTGACACGTTCATTTATCACGGGCACAAGCTCATGCACATGCGGAGCTGCCCCACCTACCGCACAGGGGACGAAGCCCTGTGCGAGTGCAAAGACTGGCAAGGAGAGAACGCATGAGCGGACTCAACAGATATTACGTCACAGGCTGGAGCGCAAGGTTCGGCATGTGGATTGCCGAGACGCTCGAATGCGCAACGATGGAGCTCGCCAAGAAGCGATACCAGACCAGCCACCCGACCTTGAAACAGATCAAGGTTTATAGACTCAACAAGGAGAATTGATATGTTTGCATCGACAGGAAGATTGCCGTACTTGTACAGCTACGAAGGTGCCAAGAAGTACCACGACCAGATCAAGCCACTGCGAAGCGGTAGGCGTATGGGGTTCAAGCCATTGGGTGCACGCAAGGACACGCACATGTTCATACGTGAGAACACCGAGGGCAGCATCGAGTGCGTGCTCTACGAAACCCCGGTGGTGACATACAAACAAGACGGTGGTGTGGTGGTCACGCCGGGCAAGTGGCCGTCATCGTTTACATGTGCGTTCATCGAAGGACTGCTCGCCGATACGAGCGCGAACAGAACGAAGGGCATGGTGGTGCTGCGCTTAAACAGTGGGGCCAACTTCATCAAGCACCCGTTGAAGCAAGGCCAGAGCATCGAGCTGCTGCGCGTGCCAGTGGAGCCGGGGCGTGCGGGTAAGTGGGAAGTAAGGAACGCTGAGGGTGTGCACGTATGGAGACCCAACCGCGCCAAGGCTAACAATGTTAGGGCCAAGTACAAGGAGATGATCGGCTACCACAAGGGCATGGTCTCACTGCTCACACAAGAGCGCGAGAAGTCCAACGAGGACGACCCGTTCGAGGCGGCGAAGATACTGATGCTGCCCAAGGACATGCTCGCCGACACGCTCGGAACGATGACGAGAACGGAGCGTGTGTACGGGGGCCAGACCGCAGAGGTTGAGCGTGCGTACGTAGACATGGAGCTGTTCAACAAAGCGGCGAACCACAAGCCGACGTGGGTGGGGTATGGCTACAACTACGAGGTGGGGAGCCCCGAGCACGAGACATGGCAGCAGCAGAAACAGAAAACCAGAGCTGACTGGTACGCCGTGCGTGACAAGGTGTTAGACCTCATGCGCAGTGACCAGCCCGAGGAGACTAAGTATGCCAACTTCCTCAAGGCAACACTGGGCCTCATGTGCGCGGCGTCAGGTGTGCGGTCGTACAGTTGGGGAGTGAAATCACAGAACCCCGTGGAGCTGAGCTATTCCAAAGCATCCACAGCAGTGACGGAGTTCCTCACGCTTGCGTTCGCCGAGGAGATCATGGAGCTCAAGCAGTTACCCGTGGGCCGTGTGCCTACGACAAACTATGCAGAGATGTTGTTCGATGACTTTAAAAACCAAGGAGAAGGTAAATGACAAAGCAGGACAAGCGAGAGTTCCGAGGCTACTGCGAACAATGCACAGACAGCCAACTGCGAAACGTGTATGCCAAAGAGAAGCTGGCAAGGCGCACAGCCTACGCCGACATCGCCCGTGAAGTAATGAGTGAAAGAAACCGCAACCAAGGAGAAACCAAATGAAGCAAGTAAAAATCGGAGTGCCGACAGGCTACAAGGGATGCATCATCGTGCCCGTCAATGATGGGTTCGATGTGATCGACAGAGTAAGCGGTCGGTGGATGCACGTCCCCAACCAACGCACAGCGAAGTGGAACGCAACGGTGTGGACACGACTGCGCGATGAGTTCGGAGAGTCCGAGCCCCTAACAGTGTTACCTCCTGTGGTAGCAGAGGTAGTCACAAGGAAAGTGATGGTGATGAAATGAAAACGAGTGAACTGACAGGCGCTGCCCTTGATTGGGCGGTGCATCAAGCACGGTTTGAAGGGGCTTGCCATGACGAGCCGTTCCCCAGTTACTCAACCGACTGGTCCCAAGGTGGGCCGATTATTGAGCGTGAGGGCATTTCTGTGCGGTACCGGGTGGGCGTGAACATGACCGCCAGTATCAACGGGCAGTACACGCAAACGATTGGGCATAGGCACAAAGGAAACATAGGACTACTCGTAGCCATGCGGTGCTATGTCGCCAGCAAATTGGGCGATGATGTTGACGTACCCGAGGAGTTGAAATGAAAACATCAGAAGTATTCAAGAGGGTCAAGGAGAACTTGGCCAAAGACTTGCATGAGGCATACAACCATTCAGGCAAGGAAAAGTTCATCTGCATTGCCACCACCACTGCGGCAGCGCACTCCAAGCGCATAACCAACGAGGATGTGGAGCGATGCACCGACATCGTTGAGTCGCGACTTGAGGGTGCGTACACAATGGAGGGGTGGCTCAATGATCGGGGCTGCGTACCCGAATACGAACTGTGTGACCGCACCACAAAGGACCGCATCCAAGCGCATAGACACGCATGGGTAGACATGCTGATCGCAGAGTTTGAATCGAAAGGAGATTGAGATGAGCTTCACTGATCTTGAGTACGTGCTCATGATTGCAGTGTTCGCACTGCTGTGGCGCAACACATCGGCCAACTTGAACGCAGCGAGAGAGGAGGCGAGAGCCAACAAGTATTCACGCTGGCTGATGAGTGTGTACGAGAACAAGGGCAAGGTCGTCCACAAGGATGACGGCTACTACTTCGAGGAAAACTAATGCCACGGCGCAAGAAGAAATGGATGTTGCTGCGCGGGAAGTTCGGCAACTTCATTGTTGTTGAGCGCCAATGGTACGACTTCGTGGGTATAGCCAAAAGGCGAGGTAGTAAACAGATGTGGTGGATCGCTGCGGAGAGCGACGACCAAGGGGCCATGCAAGCGATGGCCCAGCTAACAGACAGATACGTATCCTCAGCTTTAGTCAGACCCCATGGCTAAATCACTTGACTTAGGTATCAATCTGTGTTACAATATAAGCTGGTGAGGATAAATGTGTCCCGCCATAACCGCCTAACAATGTTAGGCACACCATCAGAGTTCATTAGAAGGAAATCAAAATGTCAGAAGTATCTTTCGGCAAGAGCATCACGCTCAAGCAAGCGGCCAACCTGATCCGCACCAACCCAACCACTCGCTTCCTGTTGCAGGGCGAGCCCGGTATCGGCAAGTCATCCCTGCTCGAAAACATTGCCGATGGGCTTGGCTTTGAGTATGCGTACATAGACGTACCGAACATGGACTTGGGCGACATCGCCATGCCTGTGATCGACCACGACACCAAGACCACACGCTACTACCCCAACGCACGGTTCCGCATTCACGAGAACAAGCCGCTGGTCATCATGCTCGACGAGTTCACCAAGGGTGCTGACCCAGTGAAGAACATGCTGCACCCCATGCTTGAGAAGGCCAACCCACGGCTCGGCGATATCCCACTGACCAAGGACACCATCGTGTTCTTGACGGGCAACCTGAGCACGGACGGTGTGGGCGACAACCTGAAGGCGCACAGTCGCAACCGACTGGTTCCGGTGACTATCAGCAAACCAGACGCAGACCAGTGGATCGACTGGGCCATCAACAAAGGCATCGAGCCCGAGGTGATTGCGTGGGTGAATCGTTTCCCTCATGCACTGGCAAGCTACACGGACGGTGGGCAGGGCGACAACCCCTACATCTACAACCCACGAAAGACACAGACAGCGTTCGTATCACCACGCTCACTTGAGACTGCATCTAACATTGTTAGGACACGCAAAGAGAACGACAGTGACGCAGTGATCGCCGCGCTGACTGGTGCGATCGGCGAGAGTGCAGCCCGTGACATGCAAGCGTACATCGAGTTCTCGGACCAACTGCCTACGTGGGAGTCAACCATCCAGCAGCCAAAGACTACGACTGTACCTACAAGCCCCGGCGCATGTGCCATCGTGGTGTTCGGTGCTATCGCCCGTGTGGACAAGACAACGATCGCCCCGTTCATGTCCTATCTGGAGCGATTCGAGCCCGAGTGGCAAGCATGCTTTGCGATCAACATCGCACGTACACCATCCAAGCAAGCCATTGCGTTCAGTTGCAAGGCGTTCTCGGACTGGGTTGCGAAGAACCAAGACCTGCTGTGAGATGCTGTACGCAAGCATAGCAATGCAGAACTATCCGCTTGGGTGGGAGGAGCTTGAGTGGAAGATGCGCAAACTCAAGCAACTTGTCTGGAGCTATCAGTTGGACATAGCACAGCAGGTGTTTAGTCTGAAGGCACCCCCGTATCAGTTCACTCTGATCCGGTGGGGTCACAGGCCAGACATCAACACAT